GTTGATAAAGTATCCATTCGAATACGCACAAGTACGTATAAGAATCGATATGGTCTTCTTACGAAGAACGGTTCCTTGGCACCGCTGCACTGAAACACTGCTTTTGACCGAAACCCCCCGATAAGAGGATTGGGGCCACAATGTTTGTAAACATACACTATGAACGTAAAGTTCAACCCTCTAAGGGTCCCGTGTGAAAAGGTCGTTGTTTCAACGGACGACGATTTTCTGGTAACTGCGAACTAAACCGTAAAGATTCCAGCTATGTATTGTAAGTAATAACCTCTATTTAAAACATAAATAGTTAATGTAGTTTTTGTCTTCGGACCTACTCAGTTAAGAGGTAGTTTAACGCCTTCGGGCTTTGGTAATTACACACGATTGGCCGCTACGACGGTTGTCATAGGCGGGATACTAACGAAACAACCGAAGTTGCAATCATCAGCACCAGCTCTAAACAAGCAAGCATAGGGAATGTCTTGATATAGAAAATCTACAACAAGTCGAGTAGCTAACCTACTAATTGCGAAAGTGTATTGATATTGTAAATTGCACATATGATCAACATTTGTTCTACTATGAAAACGATGATACTGTGGTACAGAAACTTCTACTGGTATTGCCACAGAACTCACAGCGAAAGACCTGAGTCCTGCATTGTAAAGTTGTGGATCAATTCCTGCTAAGTCATTGCCAACAGCAGTTCTATTTAATAAGGTAGTACAAGCAGTTGTAGTTGAAATAGGATTTCCAACGAAAACTTGTGTTGTTCCAGCACTATTTTGTGTATCAATCATTTTTACACGAACACCACCTCTGGACATAGCATAAATAGAACATAAAGTCCCATAGATGTCAGGTGTATATTTTGGTAGTTGTGGTGTTGCGTTTTCAAAATAATAATCCCACGCAAATGGTAACATAGAAAATTGGATGTTAGTTCCAACAATATCTTGTGAGACATCACTGATATTGGTGAACATCTTTAGCATACTCCGCCAAGAAGAAACATGTTCTCCAATGCAAAATGCACTATTTTCTAAGTCGTCTGTAACTGTAGCACCGCCAATATAGGATATTGACTCCCGGCACGTATTAGGTTTGGGAGACAAGTCCGCAGATTGAGGGGTGATACCAAAAACAGGGACTTGCGAATTGTATGAAACAGGGACAGCAAATGATAAATCATCACCTCCTGCTACTTCAATTAGCAAGGTTACATCTGAAGATACAGATGTAGGTGCAACAATAGGTTCAACGCAATGGATGTATATAACACCAATATTGTTGTCTGTACCGCGCACAGATTTCCAAGCACTAGATGATACAAAAGGTACAATAAATTCTACCTCACTACTTTCACGTATGTCATAAACTTCTCTATGTAAATAGTCTGTTGTAGCATATGTAGCAGTAGATGTGGTAACACCTTGTTCATAAGGTGAAAATGATACAGAAAATCTCCCTGAATGAAATTCAGTTTTGACAATCTTAATCTTGAATTTGATTGAGCCACGCCAATATTGAAAATATTGTGCGGTAAAACAAAGTGGTTGGTAGTGATTAAATAACTTTCCACCAGTTCCTGAGACTTGATCCCAGTAGTGGTTAGGATTTACATTAAATGTAGTTAATTGATCACCTGAAGCTCTACTACTCGTCCAAGCTTGTGCACGAAAGAAAGAATAGATTGAATTGAAATTTTTAAAGTCCATTTCATCAATGTCGGTTCCTGAGAATCCAGAAACTGCTGTTACACAGTTCTGAGCTGAAAGACTCAGTGGCAAAGATGTATCGACTTGATCTATTGTAGTCAAACTTGGTGCAATAACTCTGTGCATCCTAGATGAGGGTGAATTATCTGCGGGACGTGACCATCCGAAGATGGAAGCGCACTTAGACAATCTTTCCGTCACCCAAGATGCTGGTTGAGCGTAGGTTGATAAACCAGGAATCTGAGTTAATTGTGTAAAAATGTTTGAAGCAACATTTAATGGAGTTGATATTAAACCAAGATTATTCATCTTTTGTTCAACATCTGTTGGTGCTCCTTTGCGTCTAACACTAGTACCAAATCTACCAGATTGTGGAATAGCAGGACAGATAAGTTCAACATCTTCGAATCTGTGCCAGAGTGTGAATCCAGCGACAGTCGGACCTGAACCTACTGACATAGTTTGGTATGGAAACAACATAAATTGACCAACAGCAAAAGATTGATTAGTTGTATCTGTGATTATAGAGGCAGTTGGTGTATAATTCGCACAAGATATGTACGGTATACGAATTTCTGCTTCAGTATCGCAATTCAAATCAATTTCTACATGTGGTATTTGTGTCCTCTGTATTAGAGTTGAAATATGTTGGTTGATCCACGCCTGAGAGTTTGTAAATTGACAGCCTGCTCCACCTAGTGGTACGCAAGCTAAGATATAACGACCTTGTTGAAAACGCGTAGCATTTAAAACAATTTTTAGCACTGATGTAGCTCTAAAGCCTAAAAAGCCTTTGAGTTTTTCAGATCTAATAGTAAAAGGTCTAATTAAATCATGTGGGGTTGTCAAATTATAGCCAGAAAAAGTAGAAACGGTGTCTCCTGTAGAAAAGTTTCCTGTTCCAACCTTAATTGGTCGTTCAAAGAAAGCTTTAATAGAGAGAGCGTAGCTATCTGTATTTGACTTATAAAAAATGGAAGAAACCTTGCTAGGCATGGTGACTTCTGATGATACAACATCGGCATCAGACACGAAAGTTGTTGTACTCTCTACATTTCGTGTTTGCTCTTCATTTGTTCTTGTTGAAGAGTAATTATTATCTGTAATTTCTGGAAATAAAGGATCTCGATAGTTTTAAATCTCTCGTGATCAGTAAGCTAAATAGCTAAGATCTCATATTCTTGCAGCAAATTCAATCTTAAGATTAAATCAGATCACACAAGAAAGTGTTTTCGGCAATACATTACCGGGATAGTTTTTAACGACACTCCAAGTCGGGTTTTATTAATTGAACGCATACTCTGCCTTGCAAACCACCTCTCTATTTAGAGAGTGACTTGTAGACCAAGTAGTCTTAGACGTAGCAAAAGGAATAAATTCCTTATATGCTTTTATTATCTTAGGCGTCCATTCGTCAAAAATACTGCGTGGATGTAAAGATAGTTCTCTTATCGTAGTCGTAACATTATCTGTCACTATATTCAAAGAATCTTTTCTTTGTGTCCAGCAGGGAATCTCCAATACAACTTCAAGACGCAGTGGCGCTAACCATAGCGTGCTTAAAGAGTCATAAGCAAAAGACCTTTTGATAAATTCAATTTCAGTTAAATTCCTAAAAGGTACTAATGCGGCTTGTTTTAGTTCGGTAGTATATTCCAAACCAATTTTAGCCATAGATTCGACGAGAGTAATCTCATTAAATACATGCCTATAGCATGGATGTACACTAAACGCATTATCATCACCATAAAAGATAACAAATATGTGCGTATCAAATTCAAAAAGTGGAAGTTTTAAATCTACCCAACATAACCTAAAAGCAAATTCATTGTACATGATATTGATATAAGTTGTAGCGGGATTTCCACTCGGCATTGCTCCACAAAACTGTGCAACA